ATGCATGCATTAAGTGCTGATAGATACAAAATAATTAATATTTAAACACCAAGAGATGACCGGAAATACTTCACATGTTTGAGATTTAAGGTCATGATATTGGTCACCGCTCCTTGCTGAGAATTGCTCTGACTGATCTCACACCAAAAAAGCAAATAGATATTCTTGGCTGAAGGACTCGAACTTCCAGCCTCATATCTAATCTGTCTCTTAAGGGGCCAGTACCACTCAAGGGTCCTTTCGTCCCGACCTTCAGTAGAGGTCTCGGGACCCAAGATCATACGCTGATGCTTATGGATGTTATATAAGTCCGTATTAATGGGTAGACAGCGGAAATCTAAAGCCGTTAAAGCGACGTTAAAATCCACGCTTCGCGTCTGTCCATCGTTACGAAAGAATCTAGTAACAGGTACGGGGTCATCTGCAGTTAGGTTTGCTTTGGGGGAAACAATTGCCATATTGACCCACAATTGCTGTTTGTCCACGTTCCCAACGCCGACGGGCAGACGTTTCAAATTCACACAAAATTTGATGCCACGAAAGTTAACGACATTGTTGATTCTACGATCGAGTACTTGAGGAGTCCCACCTGTCGAATTAAAAACAGGCAAATCCAAAAGTTTGAACTGATATAATGTGCGCGTGCTCATCTGCTCTGTGAACTCGTTAGCCTCGTGCTTCGCATTGGAAGTCCCAACGGACTCGCCAACTCGCCGTTTGGCTAACTGTTTAGCTCGCCGATTGCTAACTGACTTTTTTCGAGTCTTGCGGTACTGACGAAAACGATTAATTGCCGCGCGTGCATAGGGTGCTGCTGCTCTACCTGTATTGAACATACGAATCCCGGTTTGTGCGGCACGTGCATACGGATGATTATACAATAGTCCGCGCGAGAGTGCACCGGCCCGCGTGGCTCGCAGAACCATAGTACCAGCGGTATTACGAGGATATGGCATACCTAGATGACTAAAATTTGAGCGACGAAAATTTCTCGCCGAAATTATGTGACGAGCTGGTCTAGTATTACCCAGCTCGTTCTGTCACTTGTCACAAAAACAAAAATGGCTCAAGCAAAACGCTGGTGTGCAACTTGGAACAATTACACCCAAGACGAACTTGAGACCCTCTATCTCCATGGCACCAACATCTCCCACCCCCCCTGCGACTTCAAGTATCTCATCTTTGGACGGGAGACCGGAGAGTCCGGAACTCCGCATCTCCAGGGATACTTTGAGCTCCACAAGAAGTTGCGACTCACCCAGATCAAAGCGATTGTCGGCTTTGAACGCGCGCATCTTGAAGTTTCCCGCGGGTCCTCCTTGCAAGCGTCCGACTACTGCAAAAAAGAAGGTAACTTTGAAGAGTTCGGTGAACTACCTCCCCCTCCCGGGAACGCCGCGCACTTTGCTCAGTTGCGCGACTGGGTTGCCGCTCAGTCCCCCCGCCCGACCATTAAAGACGTTTGGGATGTCTTTCCAACCTTGGCCGCGAGATACCGGGGTGCAGTCTTGGAATGCATTGATAAGTTTGGAGAAAAACCCCAGCTTGTGGATGGAAATCTCCGACTCTGGCAACATCGACTCAATGAAATCGTCGATCGCGACCCTGATGACCGAAGAATAGTGTTCGTCGTCGATCCCGAAGGTAATAAAGGAAAATCTTGGCTTGTTTCGTATTGGTTGACTAAGAGGGATGATACTCAGTTTATGTCGGTTGGAAAAAGAGATGACTTGGCATACTCTGTCGACATCTCGACCTGCCTCTTTGTGTTCGACATTCCTAGAGGAAATATGCAGTTTGTCCAGTATGGAATCTTTGAACAGTTGAAAAATCGTGTCGTCTTCTCTAACAAGTATGCTTCGCAGACAAAAATATTACTAAATACTCCGCACGTGATTGTGTTTAGTAATGAACAGCCTGATATGCATGCATTAAGTGCTGATAGATACAAAATAATTAATATTTAAACACCAAGAGATGACCGGAAATACTTCACATGTTTGAGATTTAAGGTCATGATA